GATATAGCGCATCATCAGGGCCCTTACCCCATTGGGGATGCAGGTGCTCCACCTGACTGTCAATCGCCATTGCCCACGCGCCGCGTTGTTTCGCCGCGGTCACGATTTCGTCGTCGACGTACCAGTGCCGATAGCCCTCGTGCGCGAGCACCTTCGGGCCGTCCCATGACCCGCCATGCTCGTCGATATAGGTCCGCCGCATGAGGATGTGCGTCGCGTGCTCACCAGCAATCACGCGCGGGTTACCGAGATCGTTGGTCCCGATGACGTCGAAGCCGCGCGCCGCAACGGCTTGCGCCTGGTCGAGCCATCCCTTACGGAATCGGACGTCATCACCGACGATGAACACGAACGGTTCATCGGTACGTCGGTAGCCGTCGTTCATGCGTTCGGCGAATGTCTGGGCGGGCGTAAACAGGATGCGCGCGCCAGCCGCCGCCCACGTCTCGGCTTGCTCGGCCTCGTCGGGGTTGCACACGGCGTAGGCGGTCACGAGTCCGGAGCTAGCCCGCAGCGTGGCCATGAACCGCACAGCGTTGCTATCCCGGATCCCTGGCACGATCACGGCCGTCGGCACCGTGGCGGGCGGTGCATCGATCGTGACGCCGAAGTCTTCCTCGCCGAGCCATATCGTTTTCTGATGCGTGGTCCGCACGCCGGTATGGACGTAGACCGGAATGCCTAGGGTGTTCACCCGCATGCAAAACGACAGGTCCTCGCTGACGCGGGTGCCCGTGCTCGTGTTCGCGATGCGGTCATACCAGGCGTTGCCGTATTTCTCAGCGACCCGCTCGAACACCGTCCGGTGAATCAGGATGGCGTGCGACCCGGTACCCGCGCATCGCACGAGCGTGTCGGGCGGGTAACCCCATCTGACGACGAAACCCATAGCCTCGCCGATGCGGTGCCAATCGAAGATTGTCGGTGTCGGGCGACAGCGCCAACCGCCCGCACCGTCGGACGCATCCTCGCGGTAACTGAACGCCAGTGCACCGACGATCGGCCGCTCGATCGGGTCGGCAGCCTCGATCAGGCGCTCGATCAGATCGGGCTCAAACCCAGCATCGGTGTCGAGCCACAACAGCCATTCAGCGTTGCGATCGTTAAGGAACGCCTCGACGCCTTTGTTTCGCGCCTCGACGAGACCATCCGTGCCGCAACGCATGGCGACCCACCCGCCACGCATGAGACGACCTTCGCCGCCCATGTCGTACGCGAGCAACTCGACAAGACTGTGATGCCACGAGTAACACACGTCGTTCTCGTGGACATAGGCGACGGTTACCGCGCCCACGGCATCGGCGTCAGTCACGGCGGGTGAACCGCTTTTCACCCGGCCGCGCCGTCGTGTCCTCTAACGGCTGGTCGGGGGAGACCGTCATGTATGTGGGCGCCTCACCCGTGAACATCAGCCCATAACGCGGGTCGGACGTGAAGGCGTCAGGATGCTGCTTCACGACGGCGTCAGAGGTAGGCCAGTGTGAGCCGAGCGGAACGAACACGCTCTCTCCGGAGATCATCGGCAATGCTGCATTGACGCGTGAGAACACGATCGGAATCTGAACCATGGATGTTGCCCCCAATGGGTGAGGCGTTCCCGACCCGTGCCCGCCATTGGGGGCAAGTACGGGCATGGGTCGGGAACGCGACTAGGTAAAGCGTCTAGGCTCGATAGCCCAGCGCTTCGATTTCCCCTCGGATTCGCGCAACGGTGTCGACGTCCTCATTCGAGTAAGCCGCGTTCATCTGCGCGAGAAGGTGTTGCACGTCAGGACTCGACGCCTCACCCGCATAGGGCAGTAGGCGTGCGGGCTCAGGCGACGGCGCGGGCGCCGCGACCTGGGCGACGTGCACGCTGGCCACTGCGCCCGATTCGGTCGCCCTCACCATTACGAGTTGACCAGCAACCGGAATGCGTTGGTGTCGACGATGTTGGAACCGATCCGCGCATACGCAAACCAACCCCTTTGTCCCGTCGGCACGGCGGGTCCGCTTCCTGCGGTGACCTGCTGAAAGAGCTGAGGCAGCAACTCGACCGACATCCCGCCATTACGCGCGACGACCATCGACGAGAAGTCGCCCACGACCGCAACGCCGACCGGAGCGGTAGCGCTCGTGGTCGTATCCGGCATGTACGGCGACTCGAAGACCGGACGCCCCATGAGCTGATCCGCCCACGACTCGGGCAGATTCACGGTGTAACCGTGGTAAACGTTTGCAGCACCGATCTGACGAATGCCGTTGTTCGCCGAGACCGACATCAGCCACGAGGCGTTGCGCCGGAACCGCTGCGGCACCGCCTGCCACACCTTGTAAGGATCCGGGGATCCGATCGTGCCCACGGTGGTCACGGTGACGCGGGTACCCGCCGAGGCGGACAGCACGGTCAGAACGCCGTAAGGCTCACTCGAGCCCGAGCCCCGGGTGAACTTGTCGACAAGCAGCTCGTCATACCCGGACGCGAGAAGGGTCGACATCTCAGAGGCGAAGGACGGATAGTCCTCGCCGACCTCGATCGAGTAGGGAATGAATCCCCGCGCCATATGCACAGTCACGCTCGGCTGCGCAAGGGTCGCGGCGGCATCAGAAGCCGCAGCGGCCTCGGTTTGGAACGACCAGGACACGCCGGCCGAACTAACGCCCTTCCACATATTCGTGTTGACGGTCACCTGACGCGCCAGGCTCAGGAACGGGTTACCGGAACCCTGCGACGTCAGGATGATCGACGGGTCGATGAACACCGGAATTCCGAAACCACCCGCGGTCGTGGTGTTTTCGGAAGCCGCGCGGAACTCCTCCCACGACCGAACCGCGCGCTGTTCCTCCGGTTCGAGGAACGGATGAGGCTTCGTGACCAACTTCATCCATGCAGTGCGATACGAGTCGTTCTCAGTGACGAGAATGCGCCGCGCGATGTTCGGGTCCGAGCGCATCATGCGCTCGATCTGCGTCTTCTGGTCATCCGCCAGGTGGGACGTCGCGACCCGATCCTGATCCATGAGCCGAAGCGCACGGTCGCGCGCCTCGCCCGCGCCGAGCCGACGGACGTCGCCGTACGGATCGTTTTCGCCCGAGATCTTGAGCGATGCGAGGGTGTCGGTCACTGCCTTGGGCCGACGGCGGAACACCTCGGAGATCTTGCGGTGATCCTCGATCTTCGCGACCACCTTGTCGCGCAGGGTCAGGCCGTAGTCGAACGCAGCCTGTTCTGCATCGGTCTTCTCGCGAAGGCCGCCCTCGTCGTCCTGATGGATCGAACGCAACTGAGCGTCAAGCACGGTCAGGAACGCGTCAAGGTCGGTCGGGTTGAGCCCGCGAAGTTCCTCGGGGAGGGACACGCCCGACAACGTCTTGACGTCATCGGCGGTCTTGGAACGCAACTCACTAAGAATTGCGTCAAACTCTGACATTAGAGAATTCCTCTCAGACGCAGCGACTCGTGGTCGCGCTTGGAATGGCTGTCCTTGCTGTTTGGCGCGTCACCATTCCTCGGCTGACCGACGCCGTCACCGCCCCTAGCGCTTCCCGCAACTAGACGCCCGGTGATGTTATTGAGAGCCGATCGCACGCTGACCGTGGTCGGCTCATAGGCAGGGAAAACGACGGGCCCGAGTTCGGGCACGTCGACATTCGTCAGGGTGCGCAACGGCACATCTCCCGATCGGTCCTGCCACGTGTCGCCACCACGGGGGACCATGAACCGGAATGACATCCCGGTGACCGCACCATCTCGCACGGCATCGCGCACTGGTTGAACGAGCCAGTTATCAGACAGGCGGGCGCTGATGAACAGCCCGTTATTGTCCTCGGTCGCCCGCTCGATGACGCCGAGCGGCATCGAGCCGATCAGCGGGTGCTGCCCATGCTCGAACATCAGGGTAGGCGTGCGGGTCGCTAGATAGCGCTTGAATGCACCCGGCTTAATCTGTTCGTCGAAGGTGCCCTCGAAAACCGAATCGATGCGCGTCGGGGTGTTGAACACCGCCGCGTAACCTTCGAGGGTGCGGCCGTCGCCGCTCGCCTGGTCGAGGCGGAACGACACGGTGCGAATCTCGCCATCGGGCGGGCGGTTGTGGGCGCCTGTCATGGGTGCTCGTTTCTTTCCTTTAGGTGCGCAAGCATTCATGCCGCCGCTAGCGGCCGGGTCGGCGCAGACGCAGCCGCAATCGGCACAGGCGGCATCGGGACTGCATGCGCACCCGCAGGCGTCCGGCGCCTCACCCGCGCAGCAACAGCCGCATGTGGTGCAGTCGGTACCGCTGTCCGCGGTGCAACCGCAGTCGCCGGTTTCGGTCTCGGTCTCGCTATCGCCGATGTTGATCTCGATCTCAACATCACGCATATCTGTGCGCCCGCGTGTTGTCACGGCGCCGCTCCTGTCTCGCTCGGTGCGACTTTCGCTTTATCAATACCGGGCGTTTGCAACTGAACGGACAGCATTCCCGAGTGCGTACCCATGAGCCCCGTCAGATCGCCCGCGGTCACCGCAGTGACTACCTTGTCGGCATCCCACCCGGCATTAGCGAGTGCGACCATGGTC